GATCGAGAGCGCGTATACAGAGCACAAGTACTGCTCGCTCGAGGATCTCTACGGGCGAGGCAAGGACACTCACCTCCCTGACACGGTCTGTGCGTTCTCGTTGGCGTGGCACAAGCGGAACCGGAGGTCGAAGGGCGTTCGACCGGTCATCGACGTGACGCACGAAGGAGGTTCACCGTGGAAGGCGACGGGCTGAACGTCTACCTGCGCTCCAGCGCGCAGCCTGGGCTCGGTCGGCAGTGGTACCCGGACGATCGGGACGAGAACTACAAGATCGACCCGAAGCCTGCGGACATCAACCCCGATCGCGGGTGGCGGCACTGGTCGCAGACCGGTTGGTGGGGCGACCAGGGGCAGACACCCTGGTGCGTGGCGTACTCCACGCTGCATTTCATCGCAGATGGGCCGTTGAAGTGGGCCAACAGCAACCCGGCGATGGATCCGAGGACGTTGTACTGCGAGTCACAGAAGCTGGACCCTTGGTTCGGTGACTGCGACAACTGGCGCTACGACGGGACCACGATCCGTTCCGCCGCCAAGGTGTTGAAGCGCAGCGGCATCATCCGCGAGTATCGCTGGGCGTTCACCTTCGAGGATGTCGTGGTCACACTCGCGACCCAAGGCCCGCTGGTGCTCGGGACGAGCTGGTACAGCGGGATGAGCTGGCCACACAGCACCGGCGACCATCGTGGCGAATCCTACGTCGAACCGGAGGGCAGGTACGAAGGTGGTCATGCCTACGTGCTCAACGGTGTCGATTTAGGGCGAGAGATGGTGCGCTTGAAGAACTCCTGGGGCCAGAACTGGGGCGATGATGGCCACGCATGGTTGAGTTTCGATGGTCTCCGCAAACTGATGTCGGAGGAGTGGTCGGAGGCGTGTCAACTACGCTGAGTCAGCGCGGAATCACGACCTAGATGCGACCATCTAGCGACAATGAAGGAGTACGGGCGTGGCAGATGGTGAGGTCAAGAGGAAGTTCACCGAGATCGGTGCGACCGGCCTTCAGCGCTGGGGTGGCCAGGTCGATGAGGAGTTCCTCCCACAGCTCCGTGGCCAGAGGGCGGTCAAGGTCTTCCGTGAGATGCGGGAGAACGATCCGGTCGTCGGAGCGGTGATCTTCGCGGTCGACATGTTGCTCCGCCAGGTCTCGTGGAGGACCGAACCTGCGTCGCAGGAGATGCAGGATCTGATGGCGGAGGAGCTCGTGAAGTCCTGCATGGACGACATGAGCCACACCTGGGAGGACCTCATCTCGGAGGTCCTGTCGATGCTCGTGTACGGCTGGTCCTGGCACGAGATCGTCTACAAGCGCCGGGTGGGTGATGTACAGAACCCGAGGTTCAGGTCGAAGCACACCGATGGGCTGATCGGCTGGAGGAAGATGCCGATCCGGTCACAGGACACCTTGCAGGACTGGATCTTCGACGATGATGGTGGTGTCCAGGCGATGAAGCAGCTCGCTCCGCCGGATTTCAAGTTCGCAGAGATCCCCATCGCCAAGAGCCTTCTCTTCAGGACGACGACACACAAGAACAACCCAGAAGGCCGGAGCATCCTGCGGTCCTCCTATCGTCCGTGGTACTTCAAGAAGCGGCTCGAGGAGATCGAGGGCATCGGTATCGAGCGAGACCTCGCTGGTCTGCCTGTCGCCTACATCCCCGCCGAGATGCTGCATCCCAACGCCAGCACCGAGGACAAGCAGACAGCGGAGATGTTCAAGAAGATGGTCCGCAACGTCCGACGCGACGAGCAGGAAGGGCTGGTCCTTCCTATGGAGTACGACTCAGACACCGGGAACAAGCTCTACGAGTTCGAGCTTCTGAACTCCGGCGGGACCAGGGCGATCAACATCGACGGTGCGATCACCCGCTACGAGCAGCGGATCGCGATGACAATCCTGGCGGACTTCATCCTCATCGGTCACGAGCAGACCGGCTCGTACGCGCTCAGCGTCAACAAGACCGGCATCTTCCGCACCGCGCTCAACTCCTGGGCACAGAGCATCGCGGAGGTCTTCAACCGCCATGCCATCCCGACGCTGTTCGATCTGAACGGGTGGCAGCTCGATGGCTACCCGAAGATCGTGCCGGGTGAGGTCGATCCGCCCGACCTGGGTGAGCTCGGTCAGTTCATCACCACCCTGGCTGGTGCAGGGATGCCGCTCTTCCCCGATCCCGATCTCGAGAGCTTCCTCAGGGACACCGCGAAGATGCCGGAGAAGAGCGAGGAAGCCGAGTTCCTCCAGATGCAGGCGCAACTCGAGCAGCAGCAGGCTGCGTTCGACCAAGACCCGTTCGCTGACGAGGCTGGTGGGTTCGATCAAGAGGAGATGTTCTAGTGGGAGCCACGAGCGGAAGGGAAGCGAAGCGCTGGCTGCGGTTCGTCAAGGACATGGGTCCTGCTGGTGTCGACGCGCTCGAGTTCACGCTGCTGGAGCTCGCGAACTACGACCTCCACCGCCAGCGACACGACATCGCTGCTTTCGTGGAGAAGGAACGGTCACCGCAGAAGACGAGCAAGCTCTACCGGGCGATCGCCAAGACCTACCTCTCCACCGGGCAGATGCCACCTGCGTCGGTCATGAAGCGATCCCAGAACTGGAGCGAGATCCAGAAGAACCTCCAGTGGGTCGACGACTACGAGCGTGAGGACGGGACGCCCGTTCGTGGCTACTGGAGGAACCTGCGTCCTGGTGAGGTGCAGAGCGCACGGACGCTCGAGATCATCGAGGGAGCACGTCAGGCAGCGCTCGCCGACGACATGGACCGCCGAGGTCTGGCCGAGGACATCGACCGCTTCCAGACTGAAGCACGTCACGAGGTGTGGGAGACCGACCTCGACTGGAGGAGCCCGACGCTCTCCCCGGTGTCGGATGCGCTCGCAGGACTCGACTTCACCGGCATCGAGATCGCTGACAGGGACGCCTTCAAGGAGCTCACGAGGGACGGCAAGCAGAAGATCCACGACGTCGCGACCAGCGATGACACGAAGGAAGTTGTGTCTCGCTACATGAAGCAGCAGAGCGCTGCTGAGGGTGTCAGGGCGGTCGCTGACTTCTTCGCGGGCAAGGAAGGACGGTTCCAGTTCGCCTGGAACGCCATCTCGAAGTTCGGGCCGTTCACCGGCTCCCGTGTGGCGTTCAACTACTTCCGCTACGGCGGTTACGACCTGCCGATGCAGCAACAGGACGGCGTGGTCTACACCGACCTTGGCGACAAGGTCCCTGCGCCCGAGAGCCAGGAGACCACGCGAGGCTGGGCGATCGCCCGGCTGCGTTCTCGTCTGCCTGGTGAAGCTGCCGACCAGGCGAAGGCAGAGCCCCCGTCGGAGGGGTTCATCATCGACAACAGAGGCAACCTCGTCGCGCACGCGGTCGGTCGTGGCAACGATGCGTTCCTGCCGTTCAGCATGAGGCACCTGCGCGCCATGCGGAACCAGCAGGGTGTCGAGTACGTGCGTCGTCGCATGTTCGGAGGTCCGACCGAGGAGGACTTCCACATCGCGATGCAGATGGGCGTCGACCGCTTCACCATCGTCTCGAACAGCGGCGACTACACCATCGAGCTCAGGGATCGTTCGCACGGCATCAAGATCGAGCACTTCCAGATCGTGGAGCGGTACCAGGATCTCCTGAACAATCGTCGTGAGCGGAACAACCTCGACCGCAGGGGCTACATCGAAGCGCTGTCGGCGCTCCAGGCGGAGTTCCCGCTGCACATGAGGATCCTCTCCATCGATCGTGGCCAAGGCAACTGGGAGACGAAGCACGACCGCATCACGCCAGCGAGGCGGTTGATGGACTCGCTCCGCGCGCTCTTCGGCGTGAGCGAGCGTGAGTTCGATCGGCAGCGAGAGGAAGCGACGCGCGGCCGTGACATCCGAGACATGTCGGACCAGCGGAAGTTCGACTGGGCGAAGCAGTACCTCAGAGGGCTGTCGAAGGCCGACAAGCTCAACCCCCAGGCGTACGTCACCCGTCGACTGCGACAGGATCCGCAGAACAAGGGGCTGCGAGAGTCGTTGCTCCGCGAGATCGAGCAGTTCTACCGCGCTCAAGGCGAGAACGCCTACGAGAAGAGCTGGGTGAGAGGGACCTTCAACCTCGACGCCACCAAGCAGCCGGACGACCTCTCACAGCCTGCGAGGGCCAGGACACCACCGCCAGAGCTGGGTCAGGTCACCACCTACAAGGACCCAGCTCGAGCTGCTCCGTCACAGAAGACCTCGTGGGACTGGTCGGACTTCCCTGTCGCCGAGTCTCGAGCTCGTCAGCTCGGCTTCAACCCGCAAGGGACGGCCCAGACAGCCGATGTCAGGCGACTCACGGATGCGCTCCAGAGCATGAGCAACGAGGAGTTCCAGCGGGTCTTCACCGACGATACGCACCCGATCTACGACGGGCTGATGGGTTCGTTCAAGTGGGCTGGATGACATGGAGCAGTTCCTCCAGGCACTGACACCTGCACTTCGGCAGGAAGTAGAGCTAGCTGTTGCCGAGTATGGCGAAGAGCAGCTCGAGCAGGTCGTCAGGAACCTGATCGACGAGGACGGCAACTGGCCGACCAACCCAGACACCGCCACGTACCTCGCGAGGGAGTTCCTCGAGCAGAACGTCACGGTCGGACTCGAAGACGAGATCCCGACCATCCAGCGCGAGTTCACAGGCGCTGGGATCGCGCCTGCGACCGCGACGGCGCTCGCGGCTGGTGCACTCTCGGTCGGTACTGCGAAGGGCGCCGTGGTGCTCTCGTCAGCGCTCATGGCGCGGTACTGGACCGATGTCCTGGCCTACTCCAGCGGGATCAACCCTGCGATCTTCCGCGCGATGCAGCGGGTGTTCAACCAGGTCAGCAAGAACACGAGGTGGGAGCAGCTCGCGAGGGACCTGACGGCTCCGAGCGGACCGACGCCGTGGGGCGCAGCGTTCGGTGATGGCTACGCGCAGCTCCTCGAGCGCGAGCTCCTCGGGGTCTTCTCACAGGCCGCCTGGCGAGGAGCCCGCTCCGCCGTCGCTCACTTCGGGGGCAGGCTCGGGAACGCGACGCAGGAGAACCCGTGGGTCAGGAACTACCTCGCAGCTTTCGCGCAGACCCAGACGACCCTGACGGAGCAGACGGTCAGAACGATCATCGACAACGCCCTGGAACGACGTGCGAGCCCTCGCGTGATCTCAGGCGAGCTCCAGCAGCTCTGGAGCCTGTCCCCGCAACACGCGCAGGCGGTGGAGAACTACCGACGGGGGCTGCTACGCCAGGAGCGGAGCCAGCGCTCCATCTTCGAGCTCGCCGGTCGGTACGCCAACCGGCTCCAGCGCAGCAGAGCACAGGCGATCAGCAAGACTGAGGCGCTGACGTTGTTCAACCTCGGTCGCGAGCTGAAGTGGCAGGAGGCTGTCCGTAACGGCGAACTGCCGATCGACACCGTGAAGATGTGGGTGACCGCCAAGGACGAGCTCGTCTGCAAGGTCTGCCGTCCACTCGATGGCGAGACCGCAGAGCTCGGACGACCCTTCGAGGGCGAGATCACCATCATGGTCCCGTCGGTCCATCCGAACTGCCGGTGCATCATCATCCCGGTCAGGGACACGACCTCGCTCGGGACCACCATCGACGTCTCCTCGATGAAGGAGATGGTCTTCACCGCCGAAGAAGTCAGCAAGAAGCTCATCCGCGTCAGCGAGTACGAGCGCACGGACGGCACGTCGGTCCGTAGCCACTTCCGCCAACTCAAGGACGCAGCGGGGATAGCGTTCTGGGACCTGACGACCAGAGCGTTGTCTCGTGGCGAGTTCGAGACCCG